GTGCACCACCACCGCTGTTTCTAAAACCAATATACCAACCCGTTGAAAGGGTACTTGGAACAGGTAGGTTTATTACACCATTACCAGCGTTCCAGTTAAATGTAGTTGCGCGGCTAAGATCGTTCAGTGTTGGTGTAGCGCTAATGTCAGCAACGTTTTGGGTGGTTGCTAGTTGACCGGATACGGTTGTTAAGCCAGCGCCTTGCAGTGTTACTGCATCAGCGTATGATGTACCAACTCCAAAAGCAATATTAGACCAAGTGCCACCTAGAGTAGTGTTATTAGTAAGATAAAGATACTTAGCAGCGCCAACAGCAACGGTAATTGATTCAGCTCCAGCTGCGTCTGTGATAGTAAATGCATGCGCGCCCAAGTTGCGGAAAAGAATGTCCGAACCAACGGCACCTTGTGTTGCATCAGGAAGCAGAATAACCAAACCATCAACACTAGCAACACAGTCCATAATACGGGCTGCAGGAACCTGTGTAGGATTAACGACAGTAGGCCAGTAAAGCTGAGTGTTGGAGCTAAATGAGAGAGCATAATAGGATACATCCGTGGGCTGAACGACCGTACCTGTAAAAGGGCTTACAAATGTTGACATTATTTTTTAAACCTTGTAAATGTGTATCCTTTATGGGTTTTGCGATTTTTATTTAAACACAAACAAACTTTGGAAGGACTAAAACCTTTTAACTCCATATCTTTTCCGCCAAATAATTCTATTGTTTCTTTTGTATTAATATCTGTTGCAATCACAACGCCTTTAAAATTTGGATGTTTTGTGCCAAGTCTTTGTTCGGACATTTTAGCTTTAGTTTCAGCACTTAATTTTTTGCCGCACCTATCCTTAGACATTTTAGCTTTAACTTCATCAGTATGGGTTTTACCAAAAAACGGGTTTTTTGTTCCTAATCGAGCTTCGGATAATTTTTTCCTAGTTTCTATACTTGGATTTGACATGCCTTCACCACCGTCTGTCAAATTAGCTAGTTCGTAACTCATATCTTTAAAACAGGAAATCAGTAAAACTTCATGGTCAAATGCTTCTTGTTCAGTATCCCAATTAGCTAAAATTTCAACAGTGTGCCCGTATTTTTTTACAATTCTTTGCCAGTATTGATTGCGATCTTGTTTTCTCCAAGCCTGTTTGTTTTTACCCTTACCAATGTAAAATATCTTGTTAGTGTCATTTCGAGTATGCGCATAGGTATAAAACATATTATGGCTCTTGTACAGTAGTGTTGCGATCAACACGGCGAGAATTATCTTCTTTCTTGAGAGCAGCTAGTGCGTCTGTGTAATAAGATTTCCACACAGGCAGCTTGTCTAAAGCCTTGAGGTAGCCCTGCGCTTGAAGTAATGTTCCAAATAACATTGCCTGTGGCGCTTCTCTAGTAAATAAATTTTGTTGGTTTGTTGTATCTAACGGTTGGATTTCGCTATAGTAAATTATTTCCACTGGTGTTGCTGCAGCAGGAGCTGGTGCAATTGCCCAATTGTTGTAGTCGTATTCAGCATAGTAGAGGGGAGTCGCTGGTGTAGATTCAGATTGGTATTGCGCGACATAGTCTTGTGAGCGCATTAAAATTGGTTTGCCGTTTGACTTTAGGGAAACCGTTTTTCTCCAACGTGCAGGCTTAGCTACAACAACTTGGTTTTGTGCTAGTGTTGTTTCAACAACGGTCAACTGCAAGTAAGTTTTAAGTTCAGCAGCAATAGCAGATTCAGCCAAGCCAATTAAGCTAGGAATCTGAGCGACAAACTGCGCGTCATTACGTTCCATGTAATTTTGAATATCGGAAACCAAATTGTCGTACGTCATTACGTATGCGTTGGTCATGCTTCTAGCCTTTTAAATGTGTGGCCTTTATGTGTTTTTCTTTTTTCAGTAATACATTTCGACACATTTTGAAATTGAAATCCAACAGCAGTTAATTCTGCGTTACCGTTGTAAAATTCTTTTTTGCCTGTTTTAATATTTGTAGCTTCAATAGTGCCTTTAAATTGTGGGTGTTTATTCCCGTCATAAAGCCCTACTTTTATTGCGCTTAATTTATTTTTAGTTTCTTCTGTGTGGTGTTTACCAAAAAACGGATGTTTTTCTCCGGTTTGTAAATGCCCTTTGCCAAACCAACCGTTTTGTTTACCTGTGACTCCAAGCCAAACACGATTTGCTTTTTGTTCTGCTGTCCATTTATATCCAGATGGACCATCACCCCCCACTGTTAAATTAATGAGTTTGTAACCCATATCTTTAAAACAAGAAATTAATAAAACTTCATGATCAAATGCTTCTTGTTCAGTATCCCAATTAGCTAAAATTTCTACACCGTATGTTTTATATTTAGCAACAATATTTTTCCAATGTGTGCTTCTTCCACCTTTACTCCAAGCACGTTTACCTTTTCCCTTACCAATGTAAAAGATAGTGCCATCAGGTTTAGTGTGCGCGTAAGTATAAAACATATTAGCGAGTATAGTACGAAATGTTTGGCTGGAAATAAATTGGCGAACGGTCTCTTTCCTCGTTGCTCGCTATCATAAAATGTTTTTCAGCTTGCATTTCTAAATACTGAATGCGTTGCAAGTCAACGCCAGGGATTTGCATAGCTAAGCGATGAGACAATGTAGCTTGCACAGAATTAATCCAGCGGTCTGGTACGTAAATCTGATTTGTTAGTGAGCCAACATCTTCCATTTGCTTTTCAACAAGCAACTGAAACATCTGAAAGTCATTATTTGGAACTGGCCAAAGATACATAGATGGCTCGATGGTTCTGTCAAACCAATACTGCAATGAGCGTACCGATGGAAATTGTTTGTTTGGTAAATTCCAGTATGAATCACGATTTAGGCGAGCTAATGGAATGACCTGTTGGCTCGTAGAAAATACGATCTGACGTATTGAGAACGTGGGCAACACGGTTTCACGCAGACGATAGTATTGATGATTTGGAGTGGTGCTAATATTAAAATAGGCCCACTGGCGATCAGACAAAGTGGTTGCTGGGAACTGCTGGACTAATGTCCAAGTAATTCCATCATCACTTACTTCATAAGCAAAATTGTATGTTGCTGTTGTACCTGGAGCAGCATAACCATTAAAGCCGACATAAAACACAGGTTGCGGCTGTGGGTATGTCAGACCAAAATAATTCTCGCCAACTGTTGACGTAGCAACTTGGTTTAGATTCTGGTCAAATACTGTGGGGGATTGTGCGTTGTCAACTGGAAGATACGCAGATGCTGCAGAGTTAACAATGTAAACCCAGTTAGCTTCTCGCACGTCAATGGTAGTTTTTGGAAGAACTAACTGCTGTTGTGCTGTTACGGCGCCATATAATTGGTTTTCTAGCAACCACAGATTAACACCTAAATTAGATAGGTTCTGCAGATTGTAAAAAAGAGCTTGCTTACCAGCATTAACATATTCTGGTGTGATTTCTTCTGCTGTCTTGCCAGCATCACGAAATGCAAAAGAAATTAATTGGTCAACATTAATTGTTGTTTGACCAGTCGTCCCAGAATAAGCCATATTATCTTCCGCGCCCTGCAGATTTTTTCATTACTGTTTTGGGCAAATTAGGTTTAGCCTTGCCAGCCTTAATAAATTCTTTGCCAACCTTTTTAGGTATGCCAAGAGTTGATTTGCCGGCAGCTGCGGCGTACATTGCCTTTTGCTGCTGCTCCGATTTAATTGGCATTATGAGCAAGTCCCGCCGGTGTTCATTTTCTTAACAGCTTTACCACCTTGACGCATATAACCCATTTTGTTACGCACGTTGGTTGGTAGCTTAGCTAAACCAGGGTTGTCTTGTGCATCAACTTCTTTTAATGAACCGCCTTCAGCACATTTTTTAACCTTGCCACCTTTTTTCATTACAGGCATGGTTGGTGTTGCAGGCAGTGGGGGTTGCGCAGGTGCTGGGTTCATACCACCTTGCTTAATAAACTCATTTTGCTGTTGCGGGCCAAGATATTTCATAGCGTTTTTGGCACGTTCCATCATGCGACGACGTTCCATGTCATTGGCGGACCCTGGACCAATTCCTCCAGGTAGAGCGTTTTGCATAGCAGCCGCGTCTAAACCAGTTAAACCGCCACCAGCCATTTTCTTAACAGCCTTACCACCACCGCATAACTTAGTAGCTTTAATGTCTTTGGTTTTTTGGATGTTATCTAGATCGCCAGCTTTTTTCTTGGCGCCATAAACATTATCTACTGAACCGCCAGTTTTATACTTGCGAACAGTACCAACTGCCTTTTTGGCACGACCACCTTTTTTCAGGGTAGACAAATCGGTTTTTTCACCAGGATGCTCTTGCTTATCGTGAATGGCAATTGCCTTTTTCACTACAGCTTTATCTTGTGCAATATCAGCAGCATCAGTAACTTTGCGACTACGCTTAGTGTAGTTGCTTACCTGCGTCTGAACTGAGCCACCTTCTTTAAAACATTGCATTTTTACGGTTTTTTTGAAATCGTCCATTTCTGTCCCTGTAGGTTATTCCTATATCTACTAATACGCTAAATCAAGGATTTACGCCCCTAAAAATAGCGCTTTTTCACGTTCTCTGCGTTTTTGAAGTACCGCCGGTTTGTTCCACATTAGGATGGCGTCTGCAGCACCTTGGTAGTCTTCCGCATTGAGTCGCTTGACCACGGTAGACTTACGGAAGGCGCCCTCTCCAATGTTAAAGCACAGGCTGTACAAGGCGTCAAATTGATGCTGGGCAAGGGGTACCTTCACTGAGCTCTCTACGGCCTCGCTACACCACTTTAAATCGCTTCTAAGCAGCTCTTCTACCTGCTCGTCTGTTAGGGTGGCGTTGATGAGGTGCATCTCATCGGATTTAATGAGGTGCCCCACTCCAATAGTCCACAGGCCCTTAGAGTCCTTGTAGGCCTTGTTTTTAGAGCCTTCCTCTTTGGTAATGAAGGCGAGGGTCGATTTGGCGATTGCCATAATGTTCTCTTCAATGTGGGTAAAACGCTCTGTTAGGTGGATTGCTGCAAATATCCCTAACAGCCATAATATTACGGCGACTGCTTTTTTCATTTTTACTCCTTACTCTGTGCCATTATAACATGGCGCAAATTGGGGTTTATTGTGATACGGCGTCGTATTGTTGGTAGCAAGCCTGCAGGGCGGTTCTTATTGTGTCTGCTCTGGCAGCTTCCCTTGTAACCAATTCTGCGTCCTCAGCATAAAGCTGGGCTCCAGTACATCCTGCGGCAGTTTGTTTATTGTCGGCTTTTGTGGCGCGACTGGGACGTTTACGCAACTCGCTAACAGCATCAAGCAGCTGATTGTTAATACTGTAGATTTTATCATTCTTTTCTTTCTCTATCTTGGCGGCGCTGACTTGGTACTCATGTTCCTTGGCAATGGTCTGGGCGATTTGTTCTGCCTTGTAGCGCTCAAAGCGAGATGCCTCAAAGCTGTAGCCAGACCACCATAGGAAAATGGCCAAGGCTAGGGCGGCGCCTAGCTTTAGCCACATTGTGATTGGCAGAGGAAACATTATCTAAACCCCGAGATACGTGGTGAGAACACAAAGGTGGCCTGATATGGGCTGGGTTTGGGGCTCACGTTCGGATCAACCAGTGCACGAATATTCCAGCCAAGATTAACATAAACACAGCGAGTAGTGCTAGGTATATGCCAGACCCAAACAAACTGAAAGAGTCCGTTAGCTCGGACCAAAAGCCATCCTTCTCTTGCATTGTCATTATCCTTAATCAAATTGTCGCCAGTAAAGACGGCAGTATTATTGGGAATAAAGTACCAAAGGGCAAAGCTATACGCGGGGTTGCGTAGTAACCATTTTACCTGTGAGCGGTAAGACGGCGGGTTTAACAAGCAAAAAGTTGCATCACCACCCAAGCTATTATCCGGAGTCATAAACCAAGACAGCCATGTGGGCAAACGTGGCCCCATGCCGTACTGAGAATGATTATCATTCCAGCCTAATTGCTGGGAGGCAAAAAGGGGCAAAATGGGCGCCAACAAAATGGCCAACAAAGTGATGGCCAGACTGATGGGTACTAGGATGATGTAAAGAGCGTAGATCATTTGGACTCGCCCTCTGGTTCGGATTTGTACTTCATGGCCACACTGGCACCTCCGGCAGCTGAGATAATTCCTAATGATTCAGCTAGCTCGCGGATGTTGACGTGGCCGTTTATCACTTGGTAGAAGGCTAGGATGATCACAGCAAACGTGCCAACGAGCCAAGTAAAACGACCAATGTCGTAGGTCTCGTTGTCCTTGCCGGTGAGCAGCTGACGTAGGAAGTTGTCCATTAGTCTCTTAAATCGTCTAGCTTGTCCTCAATTCGATGGACAGCTTTTAATACTTCATCCCAGCGGTCTGAGAAGTCGTCCTTGTGGACATAGCTCTCGGCGATGTGGGTTCTTAGATCATTCACGTCAGATTTGAGGATCTGTACAGCGTTCCAAAGTTCTTTGAGGAACCAGCCGCAGACGACGCAGATGATTGGCAACACGGTGTTGATTAGGGTTTGTAAATCCACGTTTAGGTCCCGGGGTTATAATTTTAGATATGGGAGGACAGACAGCGGGTTAGGCTGTCTGTCTCAGTGCGTCACGGTTGTTACTTATGCCGTTAATTGATCATCGGCTGGTTGTGGGGTGTTGCCAAGTGCTACCCATGCAAGGTAGGTCTGATAATCAGTATTGTCAGGGTCAAATGGAATTGTGTTTTTACCATCAAACAATACATTACGAATTTCACCATCAAAACTTTTTAATAATTTATACATTTTATAACTCCGCATTAAATCCAAGGAATCCGTTTACTGACTTACTTCCTGTAATTGCTGGCACTCCAATAGTAAATAAACTAGATGAATACCAAGCAACTAATGGTGTATCAGCATTTGAAGTGTCCATAGTTGGTACAGAATTTGAAGTAAAATTTACTGCTCCAGCATATCCACCATAATCTGTAGCAGTTCCAGATGTTGTTAAAGTTGGTGTTGTTCTCATGGTAACTGGCATTTTTACAGGGCCATAAGTAGCAGTTACTGTAATAGTGTTTGTTGTTGATGCGTAAGAAGCTGAACTAGTTGGAATCCATTTGTAATAATACCTTTGGCAGTTAGCTAGGCTAGTCTGATAATTAACATACTCATATCCAGTAGCACTACTTCCTACTTCTAGTTGAACACCAGTAATGTAGAAAGTTGCTCCGTTTGTTCCTACTACGGATGTTGCTCCTGTGGCGGAAGCATACCAAGTAGAAGCCCATGCACCAGCAGTTCCACTTCTTGAAGTTCCGCACCCAAGACCAAAGCAAACTTTCATTCCAATGCCGTTAGTTGTTAGCCAAGTCCCGCTTGTATCGCCAGCAATAGTTACGCTAATTTGTGTCCATGTATTAGCTACTGGAATAGAGTAAGTAAATGGATAAGACCTATCAGAAGCAGAGTTTTGAACGCTTCCGCCAAAAGTACCAGTTAGGCTTGAATAAACCCATGCAGACAAAGTAAATGTTTTGGCATTTGCTGTTCCAAAGTTTAAATCAGCAACATTGTATCCTTCAATATATTGTTCTAAACAATAGAAATCAGTAGACCCTAAAGAAGTTGCCGCAGAAGAAGTAAACTTTAATGCGTTTGAAAAACCTACAGGAATAACAGAAGTTTGTTGTTGTCCTGTTCCTTTACTTGATGCCGACATAGTAAAACGAAATCTATCAACAGCGTAAGTTCCGTCATTAGCTGTAACACTCGCACCAGCGTTTCTTTGGTCAATAACCATTGCACCATTAATAATGCGGTTCTTCATAATAGAAGCGTTACCCGCCCCTAATGACGTATTTGCTACGCTAGTATTGATTTTATTTATTACTGGGGTTGTGATTGTAGGGCTAGTTGCTAAAACAATATTATCAGTTCCGGTAGTAGCAAGATTTCCTAAAGTACCTGCGTTATTGTACAAAACATAACCAGATGTTCCACTAGTAACTGTTGTTGTACCAACTGTTAAAGCTCCTGATGTTGCAGTTGTCCAAGCAGGTACACCAGCAACAACGGACAAAATCTGCCCAGTTGAACCGATAGGTAGCTTGCTTAGCGTGTTGCTTGCAGAAGCGTAGAGTGTGTCGCCAGTGGTGTACGTGCTAAAACCTGTACCGCCATTAGCCTGCGCCAATGTGCCAGCCAGTGTAACAGCGCCGCTAGTTGCTGTGTTAGGTGTTAAGCCAGTCGTGCCGCCCGAGAAGGACGATACGTTGACGTTACCAGCCTTGCTAGCAATTACCTGTACCACGCCACTTGAATCTTTGTAAAACAACTTGCCATCAGCAGTGTTTAGCGCCAACTCACCAGCAACCAAATTGGCTGCTAAAGGTGCGTTAGTGGCGGTTGCACTGTAGTACAAGCTTAACGGAGTGTATCCCGATTGTGCCATGTTTATTTCCTTCTAATTAAAATGTACCGCCAGACACAGAGGTAACTCCGTAGCCTGCCAATGTGGTTGCTTTTGCTGCATAGGTTGACGCCGCTGTAGCCGCTGTGATTGAGTCTGTAATACCATAACCGCTTAATGTTGTTGCCTTAGCCGCGTATGTTGAAGTTGCTGTAGCAGCAGTCAAGCTATCAGTTATACCATAACCAGCCAATGTTGTGGCTTTTGCTGCGTAGGTAGACGCTGCAGTAGCAGATGTCAAACCATCAGTAATGCCATAACCGGCCAATGTTGTTGCTTTGTCAGCTTTACCGGACAGTGCAGTGTCAACCGCAGTTTTGGTGTACGCGTCAGTGATGCCGTAACCAGAAAGCGTTGTTGCCTTAGCGGCGTATGTAGACGCTGCTGTGGCTGCTGTAATACCATCAGTAATACCGTAGCCTGCCAGTGTAGTAGCCTTGTCAGCCTTACCAGATACTGTTGTAGTTAATGCAGCAGCTGCAGACTCGTCACTTGCCAACTGGTCAGCGATCTCTTTAAGTGTATCAAGAGCAGCAGGAGCAGCGCCAACAACGGCAGCAATTGCTGAGCTAACAGAGCTAGGGCTTGCTGGTGTGTAGCCAAGAGCTGTAGCGATTGAGCTTGACGTTACGCTTGCATCTGTACCGTTTGTGCCGTTTGTGCCGTTAGTACCGTTTGTTCCAGCTGGGCCCTGTGGTCCTGTTGCACCGGTAGCACCAGTTGCGCCTGTGTCGCCCTTAATACCTTGGATACCCTGAGCACCTTGTGGGCCTGTAGCACCGGTAGCGCCTGTAGCACCTGTGTCGCCTTTAAGACCCTGAATGCCCTGCGCGCCTGCAGCACCTGTAGCACCTGTATCACCCTTAAGACCTTGTGGGCCTTGAGGACCAGTTGCGCCATCGGCGCCGGCTGTGCCTGTATCACCTTTAAGACCCTGTGGGCCTTGGATACCCTGAGCACCGGTTGCGCCTGTGTCACCCTTATCACCTTTAAGGCCTTGTGGGCCCTGAGCACCGGTTGCGCCTGTTGCGCCAGTTGCACCGTCCATGCCGTTTGTGCCGTTCGTACCAGCAGCACCAGTGTCGCCTTTAGGACCTTGAATGCCTTGAATGCCCTGAGCGCCTGTAGCGCCTGTATCGCCCTTGAGACCCTGAATGCCCTGTGCGCCTGTGGCACCGGTATCACCCTTGTCACCAGTTGCGCCAGTGTCGCCCTTGTCACCCTTAAGCTGAGCGATTACGCCCGCTGGTAGTGTGGTCACATTGGACAGGTCACTGTTTGCCTTGCCAGATACCACTGTGGTCAATGCTGCAACAGCAGACTCGTCGTTTATTAACTGATCTGCGATTTCTTTGAGTGTATCTAACGCAGCAGGGGCAGCTCCAACAACCGCTTGAATTGCGGTACTTACATAGCCGGGACTTACAGGAACATAATGCAACGCGTTAGCAATTGAGTTAAACGTTACGCTTGCGTCTGTGCCTGCAGGACCAGTTGCGCCTGTCTCACCTTGAATGCCTTGGATACCCTGTGGACCCTGAGCGCCTGTGTCGCCCTTTTCGCCTTGGATACCCTGTGCGCCTGTAGCACCTGTGTCACCCTTAGCACCAGTTGCGCCTGTATCGCCTTTTAAGCCCTGTGGGCCTTGCGCGCCAGTTGCACCAGTGTCGCCCTTAGCGCCCTGTGCGCCTGTAGCGCCAGTGTCACCTTTGAGACCCTGAATGCCCTGTGCACCTGTATCGCCTTGGATACCCTGAGCACCTGTAGCGCCTGTGTCGCCCTTAATACCTTGGATGCCCTGAGCGCCTGTAGCGCCTGTGTCACCCTTAGCGCCGTTAGGACCTGCTGGGCCTTGAGCACCAGTTGTTCCTGTATCGCCCTTGTCACCCTTGTCGCCCTTGAGCTGAGCAACTACGCCAGCTGGCAATGTGGTAACGTTGGATAAATCCTTGTTTGCTTTATTAGAAACAGTCGTTGTTAAAGCGGCAACAGCGGACTCATCGCTTGCTAATTGGTCTGCAATTTCTTTCAATGTGTCCAATGCAGCAGGAGCAGCACCAACCACAGCGGCGATTGACGCGTCAATCTGGCCTTGAATATTGTTGCTGGTTAATACATAGTTACCGTTAACTTTAACGCCAGAGTTGTCAATTACAACTGCTCCGTTACCAACGTTAACTTGTGTTGCAGCAACTTGTGGAACATTAACTGAGTCTGGAGCAACTACAACAACAGTACCAGTGATCGCTTCTGTAAAGTACAGGTAGAACGAGTTAATATCGATGTCTGTCTTACCAGCGGCAACGATATTTCCGTTTGACTGCTGTACCTGATACCAGACGTTGGTAGTGCCTAAATTGTGTTGCACCAACCACATTGAGGCAGGACCGCCCTGAGTGTGGGTGTACGAGTTTGTCTTACTAGCAAACGGATACCATGTTGTCAGTCCGCCTAGTTTAATGTAAGCATAGATGGCCTGATCTTTAATGATGATCGTGCCAATAGTTGGGTTAGCCGGGAAGCCCGACTCGTCTTTCGACATAACCAATGCGCCGTGAAGCGCTAGGTCGTTTAGTACTCTTGTTTCCATTATAATTCCTTTGGAGGTGTTATGCCACGCATGTACGCCTGACCAGTTGCAACCAGTTTCATCACGCTTAGAGTCTCATAACTCTGGAGTATTCTGTCTAATAGCTCTTCTGTAGTGATGTGACTGCTTTCGTAGTCAGCTCTTAAATTTTTAACATCATCCGCGACACGATATAACCACTCTGAAATTCTCTCCGCATCAGTCATGCTTTGCAATTACCTTCTCGGCACGTTCATAATAACGTTTAAGCCAGTCAATGTTTTCCACTAACTGCGCCCTGTCATCCTCACTAAATTCTTTGATCTCCTCGACTATCTTGGCCAGTTCTACGACCTGAGATTCTATCTTTTTTAACGCTTGAGGCACTGTCTTTATTGATGAAAAGTTAAAGCTTGATAATTTGCGCATGTCGGTGAGGGGGATTGCTCCCCCTCTCCTATATTACTATATTACAATGTTACTGCGTTACGTACAACTGCCTTAACCTTCAAGGCTGTAGACAAGTATACCTTAACTGTGTTTGAGTCAAACTCTTGAACAGAAACGATGTCGTTGTAGTACAAGCCATCAGCACGTTGAACCTTAACAGCGATTTCAACAAAACTTGCGTTCAAGTTGTGAACGATAGTGTGTGTTGTTGCAGCTGAAGCAGCTTCAAATGTGAAGATTGTTGCGTTGTAGTCGCTACGGATAGCAGCTTCTGCAGCAGTAGCACGTGACTCTTCAGCAGCTTCTGCAGCTGTAGCACGAGTTACTTCGTCAGCCAAGTCGCTTGCAATAGCAGCTTCTGCAGCAGTAGCGCGCAATGCCTCAGATGCGATAGCAGCAGCGTTATTGCCTTCAGCTGTTTGAGCACGTGTTGTCTCAGCAGCAATTGCTGATGTCAATGTAGCTTCAGCAGCTTCAGCACGGTTCTTTTCAGCAGTTACAGCAGCAGCGCGTGTAGATGCCTCAGAAGCGATATCACTTGCCAAACCAGCTTCAGCTGTTTGAGCGCGTGTTGTCTCAGCAGTAACAGCAGATGCGTTTGTTGCATCGCCAGCTGCGCGAGCAGTAGCTTCAGCAGTTACAGCAGCAGCGCGGGCAGTTGCTTCAGCAGCGATGTCAGAAGACAGGCCAGCTTCAGCAGCTTGAGCACGTGTTGTCTCAGCAGCAATGTCAGATGCCAAACCAGCTTCAACACCAGTAGCACGGTTGTACTCAGCTGTATCAGCAGCAGCGCGAGCAGCAGCTTCATCAGAGATATCAGATGCTAAACCAGCTTCAGCAGCTTCAGCACGGTTCTTCTCTGCAGTAACCGCAGCAGCACGAGCAGTTGCTTCAGCAGCAATGTCAGACGCTAGGTTAGCTTCAGCAGCTTGAGCACGTGTTGTCTCAGCAGAAATTGCGTTAGCGTTAGTTGTGTCACCAGCGGCGCGGGCAGTTGCTTCGTCAGCAATGTCAGACGCCAAACCAGCTTCAGCAGCTTGTGCACGAGTAGCTTCGTCAGCAATATCAGAAGCCAAACCTGTTTCAGCAGCAGTTGCACGTGTTGTCTCAGCAGAGATAGAAGCAGCGTTAGATACGCCATCAGCCTTAACTTCATTGATAGCTGCAACAATTGTTGACTTATCAGTAGTAGTTAAACTAGCTAGGCTACCAATTTTACCGCTTGTTTGGCTCTCTAAGTTTGTTACGCGTGTGTCTAATGCTGTATCAGCAGTGGCACGTGTAGAAGCTTCGTTAGAAATAGCTGTTTGACGTGCTGTAGTTTCAGCAGCGATGTCAGAAGCTAAACCAGCTTCAGCAGCAGTTGCGCGTGTTACTTCTGCGTCCAAATTGGTTTGAACTGCAGAAACCATACCTTCGATAACGCTAACGATATCTGGGTTGTTTTGCAATGCAGCAGCTAATTCAGTGATAGTATCCAATACAGCAGGAGGAATACCACCTAACAATTCAGCTTTAGCAGCGTCTGTATAAGCCTTAGCTGTAACTAAAGCAGCGTCTGTGTAAACACCAGCAGATGCTAAAGTAGCAGCGTCGCCAGCTTGACGAGCAGAAGCTTCAGCAGTAATGCTAGCAGCTAAAGCAGCACGAACAGTTTCAAGAGCAGCAGCAGCAGAGTCAACGTCGCTGATTGTCTTAACTACAACAGCACCAGAACCATTAAGTGCTGAATACTTTACAACTTTCTCAACTGAGTTGAACCAAACACGACCAGCAGCAACCGGTGTTGGATCTGTTGAGAGGATTTCGAGATTCAAGTTCTCGACATAAGCATTAGCCGCTAAGGTTATGCCATGAAATACTGGGAAATTCGCCATGAGTCATTACTCCAAATAATTGTTTATAAGTTTATCTCGACACGACCCAATTAATTAAACTACAAATCTTCTCAACACTAGCAGTTCTTGATCTACTCTTAACGCATCAGAACTTGCATGTTTTACTCGCCAATCTACTTCCGGTGTATCGCTTAGGAACTGGAACATATTGTCCTTGTACCCTATTAGCTCACCACCGTTTGCTTTAATATAAGCTGCGAAGTGCATCTCGCGCTTATGAACTGCAATTTTAAATTCCATAAGGTGTCATTCAATTGTTATACAATGAAGATCACGTTTGCGCGACCTGTCGTTGCCTCGGTTAAATTAATGACGATTTCACTTCCTGATGTGGCTTGGGCGTTAGCAAAAAACTTTTTATTGTTAGTATCAAAAAGATCTAACATATAACGAGTTGTATTTAAATTATGCGATATTACCCAAGTGTTATCGGGGATTGAAAATTCGTATGATTCTGCAACAGCGGTAAACCCTGATGCTGTGGGTGTACCATAGACTGAGCCGTAAACTCTGGCAAAATATTGTTGAGCCATTTGTTAGATACCGGCTTGAACTACTCTTAGCGTTGCCGTCCCCGTTGTATATGCTGTAATTCTAAATCTTACCGCCACGACAGGATAAGCATAAAATCCATCAGCAGACGCTTGTATGTTTGATAAAAACGGAAACCAAGTTGCTGCGTCAATTGATGCTTGGTCTGTAATTTGGTTGTATGTATGCTCCACGGTGTATGTCAATACTGCACCAGAGGACAATGTTACTGCTAAACCGACGTTAATCGGTGTGATGTTTAAGTCCAAAGGAACGACTGCACTGATTCCTGCTGCACTTAGGGAAGTTGTCATTGGCGTTGCCATAGTATCCTCT